TCAATTCTTTAGGAACACACACAGATCTATTAGCCTTACTAAAGGATATGCCTATCTTAGAGTATGATAGCCTTATTTTCTTATTTCAGAGATCCTTTGCCATACATTATAAGCAAATTTACAAAAACGCCAAAGAAAAATTACTTTTCGATATCCTCTGGTTGAATACTACTAATAATTTTGACTTAATGGTGGAGAGATTTGAAGAAAATTTATTCATGTCCAGAGCACCTTTCAATCCAGTATCTGAGCATCTAAAAAACTTGAAGTCAGTATTTGACACACATAAATATTTTATGGATAAAGTGAAATCAAATGACCCATTGGAAATTTTAAGAATAACTGATAAATGCCATAGTGATAATTATTTCAAAGAACTGGAAGATTTTGATTTTAACTTTGATTCAAAGATGTCTTATATTGTCGGCGATTTTGCAGGATCTTATATATCCTCAGCTACGAATAAAACAGAATTAACTGAGGTTTTTAATGAAATTTTAAATAGAAGTTACACTGAAATAAGCACTAGTAAAGGCATGAGAGAAGACTCCACAGGTGATTTTTGGGGAAAGAAAGGCCATGATGTTATATATGGTAAAATGACAAAGAATGTTACCAAGATATTAGATGATTTCCCAGACAATCCTAATGATTATAGAAAACTAATTAGAAGCACAGAAGAATCTTTCGCAGATAAAATTAACAATTTAAGAGAGTTTCAACTATTATTTGATATAAAAGACAAAGAACAGTATAAGGGATCTAGAGAAATTTATGTTATGAGCGAGAATACCAAATTGCTTCAAAACCCTCTTGAGAAATTCTTTTCAAAGATTTGTTCTTTCTTCCCCAACGAATTGATTCACAAACCTAGTAGTTCACGCCCTAAATTTATCCATAGTAAAATGTTTGAACATAAAACTGAAAAGGGAGTTATAATGTATTGTACAATGGACTGTCGAAAGTGGGCACCTAGATCAAACTTATGGAAATATTATTTTTTTGTCCAAGGGATGTCAAAATTTCTACCTGAAAATTTTTGTAATTACTTCTTTAACTTTTGGTCTCTTATGTTCGAGAAAAGGGTTAGAATACAAAAACATTATATACAAAACTTAATGACTAATGAGGGTTATTCACATATTATGGATTATTTGATTGAAGCGGG